AAGTTGTTGATGTTTACACCTGGATGTTTGATAAAGAATTCCTGAATCATACTGTCCAATCGTTCATTTGTATCCATATGATCCCCCATTCTAAACTGTTATGGTCGCTGATACTGCTCCTTCCTCGTCCTCATAATGGTTATCAGTTCTTAGGCTTGCAACGTACTTTGTGAGTCTCATTTCAGCATCATAGTCAGGCACCACTTTAATGTTCCTCCAGAAACCATAGACTAACTGTGTTGGCACCACAAAAAGAGCCCTTGACTTACCATCATTTAAAGCCTCTAATGCGGGGACATACTGAACAGGCCGCCCATTATATAGGACTGAATTAGCTCCGGTGAGGGCCTGGTCCCCCAATCCTGTCTCACGACCCTTCAACGCATCACGATATGCTCTGTAAATATCCCATGTTACATAGAATTTCATGTTGGGAAGATTGTTCCTGTAGGGGGTGGGGAGACTCTCTATCATTGTATCAAAGAGATTCATCGGCCAATCCTCAGCTGCGGGGTCAACATCAGATTCTGTCAGTTTTTCACCGGCAAGTTTCAGCCATCCGTCACTCATCTTCAGGAGGGGATCTGATGATGATGTATCCCCATGGAGGTAATATTTCTCCAGGACATAACTGATACCTTCCCCGAGGAGAGTGACAATTTTTTGTTCGAATGCTTTGCCTTCAATATTGTCCTCTATAGCGTCATCATGGATGATAACCTTGGTTACCATTTCTCGCATGTATAGCGTGTTTGTCTTGACCTCTGCAGTTGACTCTGGGGGTGCTAACTTCTGACCGGTTGCGTCACGTCCAGGTCCCACATCCAGGACAAGTGAAAGTCTGCTTATATCCTTCTCATATGATTTAAGCGCATTATCTATACGTGCATCAGGTATGATAACTGCTGAATCCCTAACGGCCTTCACGAATCCTCCGAACCTGTCAACAGAGAGCACACCACGTCCAAGATCCGGAACATCTATCTTTGGGACTATTTCAAATGGTTTGCCTCCCTTAATATCTTCAATTGTCAGCATTTTGCATCACCTCATTCTCTATCGATCGGTCTTCCGAAGAGGTCAACGCCCATTTCCTCGTGGAATGATTTGAGCGCTGATCTTCTGGTTTCTCCCACCTGGCCCTTCAGAGCCTGCGTATTCTTGTCAGACTTTAAGGATCCTTCTTCCTCAGCGTCTCTATCACCATCATCAGGTTCTGCATCATCCTCTGATCCTGTTTCTGTCTGAATCGCTTCTTTCAGGGATTTCAACTCATCAATAACATCATTAATTGATGTTTTGAGCGAATCCATCTCAGTCTTCAGGGCATGGACTTCACCAGCATCTACTTTGGCGGCTGGTTTGTCCTGCTCGAAATACTGCTTCAAATTCTCAAAAATTGTTTTAAGAACAGATTTCTCATCCATCCTATCACCTCGTTTAATAGATAGGTATCTTGCTTTTGGGACTGCTGGCCTGTCAACAATAGAAACCGTTACAACGTCAAATGGCCAGCCAATATCTGCCAGTGTTGTTTTCTTCATGACTGCTGGGACGGCTGTGATGCTGAAACCCTGATACTTTCCCTCTAGGATACCCCTCCATGTGTCATCATCGTATACTTTTGCTGAGAGTATCCAGGTGCCCTCTGGAAGGTCCACACCTTCCATCATCGTATCCTCACGCAGTATAAAAGATTCAACTGGTTTAGCCACGTTCTTAAAACGATGGAGGATATCAACGTTCTGGTAATCCTCCATGAACTTGTAGGCCACCCTTTCAACCTGTTCCTTTGAAACAATGTCACCATCAAGGTCAAACTCGCCAGGAACCAGAACTGGGCCTGTGATGATCCTCTGATGCTCATCCACCTTGAGGATCATATGTTGCTGTATGCAATGGTCTCCATGGCATTTCCTTGATCCATTCTCTTTCTCATTGATCATTTCAAGGAGTCTGCCTGCGGCGTCGAATATCTCCTCGTTACGTGTTGCTCCCCGGGCCCCTGCAGCAGAGGATCGTATAGCTCTGAGTGCTTGGAGGTACACCTCCCCTTCACGGCCATAAGGATAAGCATATGCCCCTGCAGTGGCGGGGTCAGCATCGGGGTTTACTGCAAGATGGAATAATGCGTACTCTTCGACATCATTGAAGCCCTTGAGGTCGGGCTTCTCCCATTCACCATCATTAATTTTCCCAGCCTCTATGAGGCTCTTTGCATTTTCATATCCTTTCCTATGCAATTTCCAAGTCACAACCTATCACACTCCCATTAAATGTAGTAGTATGGTGGTGGCGGCGGTACGGCTTCAAAGTCGATCCCAACATCCCCAAAGTCCTCCATGATCTCATCATAATATTCAAGTTCAGTTCCACTGTACTCTGAAAGGTCATCGATTGGTCTTCCATTCTCATCGCAGGGTTCAGGGTGGCATCTGCAGAAGGGGTGGGGGATATGGGGGAATTCCTCCACCCTATAGGGGGATCCGTCCTCATAGTCTTGGCATGTCTCACAGACATGATCATCACCCATTGTCACCCAGTTCAGATATAATGGCCTGCCATGTGCTTCGGCGTGCTGACGATATGCCTGGATTTCTGTGTCACGTTCAATATCCCTCGCAAGATAAACCACCGCAAGGCCCATGAACCAGATGATTTGCGCTAAATCCTTCCCATCCTCAAGAGTTGGTGGGTTTAAATCCTCTACTTCTTGAAGTGCGGCTTGGAGTTCATTGTATTCACGTTCACTGACACCATAACGCCTCATGAATTCTGCCTTAGTGAGTGAGTGGAAATCTGATAAGAAGGATTCAACATCAGTAACCCTTAAACGAGTCAGGACATCCTGTATATCCGTGAGGAATTCATCAAACAGGTAGTCAATCCTTTCATGATCGTACTCAACTCCTCCAGGACGCACCATCAAGTCTCACCACAAAATGTTATTAGGGAGCCGGCCAACCACCCATAAAACCATATTTTTAGGAGGTAGATTTTGCATCAGACAGGGGGGATCTCATGGCTGAAGAAAAAACAAGTCTTATACGGGGTTGGTTGGCCGACACAATGGAAGATCTTACAGTTCCCTCCATCCTATAACCTTGTAGAGGTAGTGTCGTATCCTCCCAATCATATCCTCAACAGATGCTTCTAGGAGTTCCTCATACCTCTCAAGATTCAATGGTTTGGAGGGGATTACAGATACTCCTTGGTTGAGGGCTGACATAGAACCCATATCCCCGCCTATGATGAGCATTTTCTTTCCAGCCTCATATGCCTCGGCCCTGAACTCTGCCAGGACTTCATCGATTTTTTTCTTTTTTTCTTCGGCACTGAGTTTTGATGATATGATTTCATTGAAGCGTGGACGGTATTTGGCATAGATCTTCCTGATCTCCCTGATCTGGTTTTTCTCATAGTTTCTTTCCTGTCTCTTCACAGACTTGGCAGCACCCTTTGATGGTACCATGAATATGTCAGGGCCACCATCCAAACCAAACAGTCTTTCACGCGCCTCGGCGGGTGTGAGGACTCCTGACTGTACAAGGAGTGCGTAATTCCTCACTGAGTCTGACTCTAGGAGGGTTTCATCATTAAATTTAAATCTTGTTTTGGGGTTGAATTTCACCTGGAAGAAATCTGTAAGTATGGAGGATATGATGTTCTGCTGTGGTCTCACAACAGACTCATAGTATGTGCGTCGGGTTACCTCAGCGAAGTTACCACCCAATGGGCCTGTGTCAGCTATCCCCAACCGGTAAGGGTCGATCATGTGGGCTGCTGCAATATCATATTTTTTCTCAGCAGCATACTCCCTGAAGCTTAACTCTTTCTGTGACGTGTTTAATGGAGTGAATGTGACTTTCACAGTATCCCCACCAGGTATTGAGAAGACAAGAGGGGTGTGTGGGGCTTCTTTGAGGTGTTTGAAATTATCCTCGATCAATGCTTGGATGACAGTTCTCCCTGTGGGGTTCCCATCAGGGTCCTCCTCAAGTTCATCTTCAAATTCCCCCGTCACTGTAATCACATAACTAGGGATCGTGTAATTGTCAAAGAATGCATAGTTGTATTCATCGATTTTCTGCATCGCCAAGATCGCAGGGGCTGCTGAAACGTACCGTGGGACGCCATAGTAGCTGCATACAGGGGAGGGTATATGGATAAAGACAAGTTCATTTGCCCCTACACTATCCTGGTCCTCTCCTGTTTCAGGGTTGATTTCCCCTTCATAACGGTAGTCCTTGAAGTGGGTGATGTTAACCCCGTCCCAGGTCTGCCGGTACCTTGAACCATCCTTATGCACCCTGATCGTATGGGAAGGGATATATTCAAACCTGATAGGGTCGCCCCGGTCATCCCTCACAACTTCAAGTGTACAGTAATTAAAAACCTGAAGATCCTCAAGGGCCCTGAGGAGGACATATTCAAATGAAGGTTTACATGCCCTGATAAACTCATCGACCACCCCTTCATCGTCTCCTTCTAAAATGTAACCTGTCCTGATAATATCATTAGCTTTAATACTACAGGCGCTGGCATGATAGGGATTGACCTGGAGGAGTGAAAGCAGGACAAGTGGATTGACTTTGGGTTCCACGTACTCCTCAAAACGTGTCTCCCCAAGGGCCTGTGATTCCACTTCCTCCCTCTTAATAGCCTTATACTTTTCAAGTGACCTGATTGAGAGGTGATAATTAAACATGCCTCCTCCTCCTTCTGAGGGGTCCTGAGATGTAAATCTTCTTCTTTCTCCTCATCTCCATTGATAATATGTTAAAAGCACCACTGAACGCATCGACCTGATCGTCATGGACACCCTCCATGGGGAAGGCCTCCAATTCATCAAGGAATGCCCTTGTCCAGGAAGCTCTGAGGACTTTGATGCGCCCTGATTCCGCATAACTTGAAACGGGAAGGGCGCGTGTCACCTTATCCCCAGTCACGCGGTCAGCCCTGAATGTGTAGCCTTGGAGTAGGCTTCTAAGGTAATCAGTGACTATCTTACCTGAGGATCCTGGCTCCTCCTCCTTAGCGATGATCACTTCACGCCCATCCTCCTCAGCAGTCCTCAGGACCTTCGATTTAACCTTTCCAGGGGATTCTCTGAACCGCCGGACATCAAGAACATAATAGTAATCCTCCTTATCCACTCCCAGAAGCAAACCAACTGTATAGTCAGGGTCATTGGCCCCGTCAGGTTTAGTTGCTGCGAAATCCCAGTACCTGACGCTCATCACAAGACCATTTGGGGGTGAATCAATGACCTCAAACCATTCCCTCTTGAAAACTCCACCCTGCAGTGTAACATCCCAGTCCCCATCTTTCAACTGCCTACGGGTTACATGGTCAAGCATATTCAGGGCCTCTTCATATTCATCCCGGTTAAGATAAGGGTTTTCCCTCCATGTTGAGGGGATGAATGTCTTTTCACCTGTAATGAAGCGGGTTTTAACCCATTCATGCCCAATACCTCCAGGGTTACTGGTGGCCCTGACGCGTAGAGGTATGTGATCATTCACTTCCTTACGGAGTGATCGGAACATGAAACGATACTGGGTCTCCATGAACTCTGTGAGTTCATCGAATGCGATATAATGATATGATGATCCCTGGTATCTGTAGCGGTCCTTTTCATGTTCCATATGCCCAAACTGCAATGCAGCGCCGGAGGGGAATGTCCACCGTTTTTTCTGTTCATTCCACTCTGCATCCGTCCCCCCAAGCCAGTCATGGGCCATGTCTATAAGGCCTCCTTCCTGGCTGAGCTCAGGATAGGTGCGGCGCAGGATTAGGGCGGCGTAATCAGAGTAATGAACATACTGCAGAGCCCCCATAAGTAAAGCCACTGATTTACCGCCACCTGCAGCACCACCATACAGGACTTCACGTTCATCTGACAATAGAAACTTAATCTGCTTGTGGAAGGGGTTCACAGGGATATATGGGTTCAATATTATCGTTGAATAGAACAGCTTCAATTCCCTGTCAGAGAGGCCCTGGAGGATGCTTCGAATATTCTCTGATTCTTTCAGTTTCTTTTTCCAGTCAGCCACCTTCACCTTCAGCCTCTTCATCATCCAGGCCTTCATCCATACCCTCATCCTTCAGGTTCTTCGTGGCCGACACAAGATCCTCCAGCAAATCCTCCAGTTCACCACCACTTTCACGGTGTTCATGTATCTC